TATCCACCTGTGAGGATATCTGGTCGTTCTGAAATAAATCTTGTTGGGTCATCTGCGATCTCCTTTACATCATCATAAATTGGAATTCCTGGAAAATTTTTAGCAAGAACCTTCTGACAAAACTTGTCTGTGTCACAAAAAGCGATAGGCTCGGATAACTTTGCCATGGAAAAACCCACGGCAAAGCCACCAATACCACTACATAAATCTAGGTGTTTAAGCATTTTCTACCTCTTGATCTATTTGATCTGCAAACAAGACTAGACCAAAGTCATAGCCTTGTTTGTAATAATAAGATTTATTAGTTTCACTTCTGATGCCATACAACAAAGCATCATAAGTTCCATCTTTAAAATCTCTCAACTGATTTTCTGTCATAATTCTGCCTCAAAACTACAACTGCCTTGTTTAAGTATGCAATCATAAATTTTCTTACCAAGAATTAATCTTGCATACCATTCCAAGTAATACTTAACTCCTTGTTCAGTATGTTTTGTAGGGTGTGCCTTTTCATCAAGATATTCAATTAACATTGTGTCGTTATAACTATCTCGGTTATCAAAAAACTCATCTATAAGTTCTCGATATTTACCCAAATGCCTATCACATTCAAGCATACCTCTATGAACATCTTTCTTATTACTTTCATCAAAATAATAATCTAGAAACCTTGTTTCTCCTTCTACTCCAAAGAAATCGGCATCATTGCTTGATTGAACGGCAAACCAAAATTTGCCGTCAATATCTCCATTATAATATCTACCCATTTTATTCCTCCAATCCTAATTTTTTCATTGTCTTGTCTGTCTCGTGATCCAAGATTTGATTTACTTTTGTTGCTATTTTTTCTTGAAACCAATCACTTTCCGTAATTGCATCAAGTTCATTGTAAATGAAATTTTCTAAAGCCTTTGCTAATTCCAAAGAGCTTGGTCTGATTTCTTCCATTACATATCCTCCTCATAAAATGGTTCATCACTCTTATTCTCTTCATACACGAAGTCTACTTCATCTGCTTTTAAGATCTCAATAAACTTTTTTATAGCTTCTTTTCTAGCCTTTTTGTCCCACTTGTTGAAACCTCTGATAGAAATTCCAGTATCAAGAAAAACGTCATAGCCTACAGTTTTTGCTTTTTTCCATTCTTGAATAGTCATTGGCATTATGTGTACTCCTTAAATAGTTTTAATGCTTGATCGAAAGGTAGAAAGTTTAGACACTTGCCAACCATGTGTGGTTGGTTCTTTTTAAGCCAAGTCTGAAAACCATCATCATCAATCACTTTTGAAATAGGTCTTTTCCAAGCAACTAAAAATTCTTTGTCGTCTTTCTTATCAACACAAAGATATTGCTTTTTCATTTCCTTTTTCAACTCTTTGGCATCAAGCCAATTATATAACTCTTGATGGCAATAATGCTCCAAGTCTAGATCTGTTGAATAGGTCTGCCCATTGTACTCCCAAGTTTCTTGACCAAACTTTTCAACGCACCATTTATTAATTTCTTGAAGGTTAAAACCATTCTCATGCCAAACGTGTTGTCTATCACTTCCACCATGTCCGTCATTAGATACTTCAACTGCTTTCTTGCCATTGATATATACTGTGGCATTATAACAAGGAGTTTCTTCTGAACCCCTCGCATAGTGTGAGATATTTTTTACCTCTAGTTTATTAATCTGCATATTTTTTCCTTTCGTTTGTTGTTGTTATTTTGATATTTTATAATCATGAATTTCCAAATATTCCTTAAACATTTCTAGTAATGCCATTCGATTACTAAAACTTGGGACACCATGGTCATTAGGATCTCCATAAACAAAAGTGTCTTGAATATCTTTTCCTAACTTTATCAATTTATTCCACTCTTCATTTGAAATCTGCATATCTTTTCCTTTCGTTTGTTGTTGCAATTTTCAAGATAGTACACGAATAATCCGTGTACTACTTTGACGACTGCTACTTTTTTATTGATGCCATTATATCTGCCATTCTGTGTGGAATGACAATATCCTCATTGCATCTGTTACAACATCTGCCCTCTGCGATTGGTTCGGCATTGTGTCCTTCTGTCCAATACACAACCCCCTCTGCATTTTTATGAGGCTCTATTTCTCCTTTACAAATCACACAAGTCATATTTTATTGCTCCCTTTTCTGTTCGTATAATTCATTACCTTTTTGCTCCTCTAACATCTTTTGATATTCATCATAAGCCATCAAAGAAAAACCCCCACCCTCTTTTAATATTGCGATCCTACCTTTGAAAGTAATTCTGCTCTTCACATCTTCCAAAGAGGTTTGATGCTCTATGCTTTCGCCCTCTGCATCTGTCCCCAAGACTAAACCATTTCCCATTATATGGTTAAGTCTGCCATCTTCTCCCTTAATAGTAAAAGAATAGCAATCGTCTTGGTATAAACCTTCTTCATCAACGTAAACAGTATCTCCGTTTTTGAATGGCAGATTGACACACTCAAAAGTTCTGCAACCCAATATTCTATAGATGCTTCTATAATCCCCATCATAGCTAATAGTTCTGATAGTCTGATCTTTTGCGTCAATTAATAATGCTTTCAACTTTCTCTCCTTCTTGGTTTAAATTTTGTATTTGTGAAGAGACAAATTCCTCTGTCTCTTCAATCTCTTCATGGATCTTGTAAATTATTTCAAAACCCCAAAAGTCTATTCTTTCCATTTATGCAACCCTTTCTTTTATTTCATCAAGATAATAAAAATCCATCATCTCCGAAGGTCTGAAATTTGGTTTATATTGATCTGAAAAAGATACTTTTATTTTTTTATCTTCTAAAAGTTTTATAAACTTTGGAAGGTCACAATCTTCCTCAAGATATACACAAGCATTTTTTGAATTATAGAAACTAAAAGAAGAAAAGTTTTTAAGATCAATTCCAAAACCTTTTAGATCGTAATATGAAACTTTGCCGTATCCGTGAGAAGAATTATCTATAAAAGGAATTTTAATTTTTAACATTTCTAAAACCTCCTTATATATATCTGTGTTCTAGTGCGTATCCGTCATTATATAAAACACTAGCTAAAGTATAAACTAAATGAAATCCCATATCCATTCCACAACCACCAACACCAACAGAATTTGTTTTATCTTTGTATGTCCATTTTAAAACATTGGCGACATGGAAAGAAAGATAGTTTACTTTATTATCTTTAATGGCATGAACTGAAATATGTCTATACATTCCAGACCTTGAAACTTGTCTTATAACTAAGTGAACAGTAGAACCCTTTGGAAAATAATTTAATAGCATTTCTTTTGAGTAATCAACTGTATTAAAGTTTTCTTGAATTATTGGAACTCCCATAATATTTCCTTTCGTTTTTAATTATGTTAAAGTTTTAATATCTTTTATTTATCCCAAATTATCCCATAAAGGTCAAGTAAAAATGTCAGAAAAAAACTTTTTTTTAAGCATAAAAAAACAACTTCCAAAAGGTACGTTTATTCAAAAAATAGAAAACAAGTTTAATAGTGGCTTTCCAGATATAATAATTATTAATGAAAAATTGCCTTTGTTTATTGAGTTAAAAGCACCAACAAAAGGAAACACTTTTAAGATCGAATCTTCACAAATTTCAACACATTTGAGGATACAAGCCAATAATTATGTTTCTTTTTTCTTGGTTCAAGCACCCTCTCGCTCGGTCATATATTTGTTTGAAGGTGGCACTTTGTGCAAGGCATCTTCTGCGAAGATGCCTTGCAACCCCCCTCTGTCCCACGACACCGAAGGGTTCTTGATATATGGAGGCCTGGAAGATTGTCTTGGTTCTGCAAATCGAAAAGTGGCACAAATTGCAGAAGATCGGAAGTAACAATAAAAACATAAAGTTTGCGATCTTCTGCAATTTTGCTTCTCGAGGCACGGCTGCTGCTTCCTTCTCTTGCGACCCCCAAAAATGAACCAAGTGCAGAAGATCGCAAGTAGCAAAAAAAACAGAATAGTTTTGCGATCTTCTGCACTTTTGCACCCCAAGGATCGGAGGCTGCAGCCTCCGAAGCTGCTGCACAAAAAAAATGCCCACGGAAATTCCGTGGGCATTTGTCTTATTCAACATTGGCAATCTCTTGCAAAAGATTATTGAAAGTTCTTACAGTATATCTGTCATAATATCTGTACTCATGAGGTTGATCGAACTCTGCCATAATGTTCTGTCTCATACATTCACAAGCCAATTGTAATGCTTCAAACTGACGATGTGTAAGGTCAAGTCTAATGGGTTTTCGTCTAATCATTGAACCACCCATCATTAGCTTCATGATGATTGTAAAACATCTGACCATCATCAAGCATACCTTCTCGTTCATCGTGATACCAATCTCCTCGATCTCTTTCGTCACATTCTTGTCTTTTGAGTTCGTCTTCGAAAGCATCAATACTAACATAACAACTTTCGCAAACCTCTCTTGAATGTGGGAAACAAGGTTGATGACTATCACATTGACACTCCAGTTCATCAACGATCTGATCTTTGTAATCAAGCATAATACCAACTTGATTATTATTAAGGGTTATTGTCCCTTTTGTTTTAAAGTAATGCGTCATAGCAGTTCTCCTTCAAGCTAATTGAAATTAAAAAATCACCAACTATGTCAAACAGATCGGCTCTAAATTTTGGACATAAAGAACCTATGTAATCGTATCCCAAGTAATCCCATAAGTCAATTAAAAGTGCAGAAGATCGCAAACAATAATCGAAACAACAACAATCAATCTTTGCGATCTTCTGCACTTTTGCTTCGAAGGACACGGCGACTGGCAGCATTTGCGACCCACAAAAATGCACCAAAGTAGAACGGATCGCAACTACACAGATCGAGGCGACATAACGCATTGCGATCCGTTCTACTTTTGCACACCAACACCCGAAGGACTGCTGCTGACTGTTGGTGTTGGAGAATTTTTTTCCTGGAGAAATCATTGTCGGAGGATAAAAAAGAAGCCAAGCAACTTTCGTTGCTTGACTCATTAACCAAGGAGATGGCTATTTGGGGTTGAACTTTGAAGTCTTAACCATTGAGGTTGACCATCTGCCGTGCCTATTCTTTTTATGCACGGCTCTCTTACCTTTTCTATTTACTCTGTGCTTGAGTTTCATTTAATTCCTCCAGTTTATTTATTTCTTGTAGTATTTGATTTTCTATCAAAGCTAATTCTGCTTGAGCCGTTTTAATTCCAAGCAACTCTCCTCTTTTATAGGCTAATTTTACTTCAGTAGTAAGATCCATTTTATTCTCCTTAGTTAAGATCTGCATGAGGATCACGACCAGTGACCAAAGTTTGGACTTCTCTTTTTCCCATTGCATCGTGTGGCTCGACAGAAATTCTAGCCGTAAGCACACCATCATGGGAAACGATATATCCACCACCATATTCAAAGCTATTGCCAAACCATTCTTTCCACCATGATTGAGCATCTTCTAGCTTATCAAATTTGATAGTGTCGCCTTGACCATAATCGTCTATAGCTTCTCTATAAATTACATACTTCATTGTATTTCCTTTCGTTAAAAAAAGGTGGGTCTTTCGACCCACCTTCTGATTAGGCAACGTCCTTCTTTTCGGACAATTGCTTGTTGAGTTCCTCAACCTTTTGGTTAAGACGATCTATGGTTGAGTTACTAACCAACTCGTAGCCATCTAAAGTTGAAGCAAGTTTTGTAATTACTTGCTTCAACACTTCGTTGGCTATCTCATCGTTGAGTCTTCTCTCAATCTCTTCGACCTCGCTTTTGAGATCTGAGATAACGTAACTATTCTCAAGGGCAGTTTCCACTTCCTCTGAAATAGTGTTGGATACACGCTCATCAACATAATCTGTGATGGCATCTTCTATACCGTAAGACATAAGCACCTCCTTTGTTATGGTTAATCTTACCTATAAATCGTATCCCATTTTATCCCATAAGTCCAATACTTAAATGTATTTAGTGCGTTTTTTTTCTTGGTTGTGATATTTTTGCCACATTGCGAGTCGCAAAAAGCGACTCGGAAAAAGAATCTTGATTCGCAGAAACTTCTTCTTCTTTAGAAGAAGTTGATACAGTACAAGGATAAAATACAAATAAAAATAATATTTTTATTTTATTCTTGTACTGTAGCAAATCAACCGAATACTTGGAGGTTGATTCTGCGAATCAAGATTCTTTTGGGGTAACTTAGGGCAAAAACAACACAAGTTACGAAAGCAAAGAGGGGGGGAGGGGTAGAATGACGGACACATACACACATACACACATATATATGCAGGGTTGATAAATTCATTTGAATATATTATCGTTTGGACATGAATCTAGATGCTCTACCCAAAGAGGTGTTACATGAGGTGTTTCTGCTTGAGCAACAGAAAAACAAACTGGACACCCGCGAAATAGCTCAAAAAAATTTTCTAGCGTATGCCCAACATGTATATGAAGGTTTCATCGTTGGGCGACATCATAAAATTATTGCAGAAAAATTGGAGCTAATCGCACAAGGCAAACTAAAAAGATTAATTGTCAATATGCCACCCAGACACTCGAAGTCAGAGATGGCATCTTATCTCATGCCCTCGTGGT